TGCAACACATGATTTGTAACGCTATGCAACCCGTATTTGAAAACGGATTTTATTACCATTCTTACGCTTGCCGGAGCGGTAAGGGGATGCACGCCGCAAGTGATACATTGTATCAATGGATGTATGAAACAGAGGTAAAGCAAGGGTTAAGGATGTATGCCTTTAAAGGGGATATATCAAAGTATTTTGCATCTATACCGCATGACAAATTAAAGGATGAAAACCGCCGCTATATAGGGGATAAGAAAGCCCTTATGTTAATGGATGATATTATAGACCACAACGGCATATTGCCGGACGGCGTGGGAATACCCGTTGGAAACCTCACAAGTCAGTTATTTGCGAATGTGTACGGCAATAAGTTAGATAAATTTTGCAAGCACGTTTTACATATTCCGTATTTTGTGCGGTACATGGATGATTTTATTATCCTATCGGATGATTTGGAGCAGTTAAAAGAATGGGTTAAGAGAATAGAAGAATTTTTGGAAAATGAAATGCTTTTGCATATTAACCCTAAAAGCACAATCCTATACGCCGGGAATGGCATAGATTTTTGCGGATATATCCACTATGCAGACCACAAGAAAGTAAGAAAATCATCTATCAGAAAGTTAAAGCAAGATGTAAAGGCGTATGAGTTGGGCGAATTGCCGCCGGAAGAATTTAACCGGAAGTATGAAAGCAGAAAGGGACATTTAGGACACGCCGACACATACCACATTGCAAAGGCGGTTGAATACGAATTGTTATTCTATGAATGGGAACACCTGGAAGCAACGGCGTAAAAAGGGTCAGAATAAAAAGCCGTTCCATTATATGATTTACTTGTAAAAAACAAGGAAAGGAGCATGGAACAATGGAGAAAATGTTTAACTTTATTTCCGTGATTGGCGGATTGGTTGGCGGTTTTATCGTTTCGTTGTTCGGCGGTTGGGATGTGATGTTATACACAATATTGCTTTTTGCTATCCTGGATTATTTCACGGGCATTTTGAAAGCAGTCTATAAAAAAGAACTTTCAAGTGCAATCGGATTTAAGGGGATTGTAAAAAAAATCATGGTATTTGTGGTTATCGCAGTTGCCTACAACGTGCAGAGAATGACCGGGGACACAATACCATTAAGGGAAATTGTTATTGTTTTCTTTATCTGCAATGAAGCACTTTCCATTTTGGAAAATGCGGCGGAATTTATCAACATACCGCAGCAGTTAAAAGATGTGCTTTTGCAGTTAAGGGACAAGAACGCAGCGAAAGCGGAAGAAAAAGAAGAAAGCGAGGAATAAGACATGGCAACAAAAGACCAGGTAAACGCCTTTATTGCAAAATTGGCAGCAATCGCAAGAAAAGAATATTTAACCCGTGATAAATGGGTTTTACCGTCTGTATGTATCGCACAGGCCGCATTAGAAACCGGGTGGGGAACATCCGGGCTTATGACAAAGGCTAATGCGTTTTTTGGCATCAAGGCCGGAAGCAGTTGGAAAGGCAAGGTTTACAGTAGCAAAACAAACGAGTGCTATGACGGTAAGACATACACGCAGATTACCGCCGCTTTCCGTGCTTATGATAGCCTGGAAGAGAGCGTGGCGGATTATTACAATCTGATTTGCGGAAGTTCCCGTTATGCCGGAGCAGTAAACAACGGAAACGCCGAAAGTGCCATTACCGCAATCAAAAACGGCGGATATGCAACAAGCCCTACATACATTAAGAATGTAATGAACATCATCAATTCTTACAACCTTACACAGTATGATACATGGGACGGAGAGAACCAGGGACCGGCGAACAAGGAAACCCACGGTTATAAGGTGGGGGACAAGGTAAGAGTGATTGACAACATCACATACAACGGGGTGCGTTTTGCAACCTATTATGATGAATATGATGTTATCCAGGTAAACGGGGACCGTGTTGTTATCGGTATCGGCAACACCGTGACGGCAGCAGTAAACGCCGCCAACATTGCAAAGGATGAAGAGATTGCAGAAGCCCCGGCGGATGCAGAAGTACCAACCGACATTCCGACCCAGGAAGAAACGGAGAACGCCCACGGTTTCAAGGTAGGGCAGAAAGTAAAGGTTATCAATGCTTACGATTACTACGGTAATATGTTTAAGTGTTGGTACAGTAAATATGATGTTATCGAGGTTAAGAATGACAGAATTGTTATTGGTATCGGTAACACCGTGACGGCAGCAGTAAACGCCGCCAATTTAGAAGCAGCATAAGCAACGCCGCCTTTGGGAATTTGGCTACCAAAAGAGCAAGGAAATAATGTATATCACGGAACTAAAAGCACACCTTTAAAAAGTGTGCTTTTTCTTATAAATAAAACTTTTTAAAAATATTGCGTAATATGTATTGACATATTACGCAATATGCAATATAATAAAGACAGTTAAGAGAGGAACACAAAGAAAGAGAGGAAAAGAAAATGTGGGAAGTAGTAAAAACAGTAAAAGGATATGATATAACAAGAATGGTTGGAAGCCGTGGTGCTTACCATGTATCAGTAAGAGAGGGGGAAAGGCTTTAGAGAGTTCCACACATTCAAAACCATAAAGGCAGCGGTTGAGTTTATCGAAACTGCATTATAAGCATTGAGCCGGGGCAAAGTCCCCGGCAGAAAGGAAAAACAAAATGAGCAAAAAAGACGAATGGACAATAAGATGTAGTGGACACAATTACATAACATTAGAATGGAATGAAAAATTTGTTTTCTGCCTGGATAATGATATGATGTATGCGGAAGAAATGATTTATAAAATTGAAAAAAGAACGGGCGTAGATTTTAGAAATATAAAAATAAAAGGACAAAAAGAAGATTTTACCGGATTAAGATTTTTTAACGGCGGTTGGAAGCGTGATTTTTGGGGAAATTTTCCAAGCAAAGATGAAATAGAAGCATACATAAAATTAAAAAATGGAAAAAGATAAACAAAACCCCGGCGGCAATGCCGGGGCAGCAACTAAAACGGCCACACCGTGAACGGGTGCGAGTGTCCCAAGCCACTATAAACCGTTGAGGGGTTGCAACAATAGGCGTTGCGGTACTGTCTGACAAGTTTTAACCCACGTTTTAATGTGAAACGGGGAAGCAATGAGGTATACACCGGGCAAGGGTGCATTGCTTATATACACAATCGTTTAGACCAATGCCCGGAAACCCAAAACGCCTATATGATGCAACTATATATTGAAACCCGTTGTTTCCGTGATTTTATCAATGGTAAATACACGCACTTTTAAGCCTGGCACATTCCGCCGGGCTTATTGCACATAAAAATAAATTTATAAATATTGCGTAATATGTATTGACATATTGCGTAATATGATATATAATAAAGACAGTTAAGGGAGATACATAAAACCTAACGAGTACCTGGGCGGCAGAGAAAGGAGAATAACATGGAAGATATGGACAAGAAAGAAATTAAAGAAGTCATTGAGTGGTGTGACGAGAAAGGGCATAGCGAACATGAGATTTTGGATTTAATCAGAAGAATTGTGGATGCGAAGCCAAGAAATGAAGAAAAGCCTAATGAATAGGCTTTAGGGATGCAGAAAGGGCGGTGGACTTGCCAAAGCCGCCCGATCCGTTAAATTCATTATAAAAGGAATAAGACAAAATGGCAAGAGCAAAGAACGAAGAGTTTAACCAGATTAAATATCAGAACGAATTTAAGAAGGCAAATTATGATCGCGTGGAAATCCTTGTGAAAAAAGGAGAAAGGGCAATTATAAAAGAAATA